GATACACTTGAAAAAAGAACAATGGCATTTGTCATTGGTCCTAAATCAGTTATCAAAAGATTGGTCAATGCATCAACAATTCGTGTGTTTGCATTTTCAGTAGGTGCCGCAGGAAAACCATAGTCAATTGCATTAATCGTAACATTTTCATATGGTTGAATGATATCAACACCTAAAACATTATATGTGTTTGCAGTATAGTGATTTGTGTTTACAGCATCAACGGCACCTGTAATTAAACCTGGCAATAAACTAGGATCAGAAAAAATAATAGATGCAGTTTTAAAACCTGCGCCGCCATAATTAATTACAATTCTATCACTAAAACCATCTGTAATTGCTTCAACTTCAGCTGTTGCTGATATAGCAGCACCACCACCAATGATTGTTACTGGATCACCAACATTATAATTTGCACCACCATCAATTACATTTATTTTTGTAAGAATTGAGAAGGTATCTGCTTCTAAATCAATTAAAACCTCATTAGCATCAACTACAGTTGTTGTGACGGTTTCATCATTTGTAAAATTACCAATGAGAGTTTTATTGTTAATGAATAATTCAAACGGCAAACCAAAATTCAATCTATCTGTAATGATTCTTTTACTGGCACTTTCAACAATTGCAGAAGCATTGGATGTTGCTCCAATTACTTTTCTATTGTTTAGAAGTGTAACATCAAAGTCAGTATAGAAAACTTTAATTATAGAGTTAGCAGCCGGTGCCGTATTAAAGATGACTTTTCGTGTTTCTTTACGGAGAAAGTAATCTGTAGTTTCAGTCTGTATTACATCATTGACATATACTTGTATTTTGTCAGAATCTACTTGTTGCGCTAAAATAAAAGTGGTGTTGCCTGTTGCCGTAGCAGTTGATGATGTGTTACCATTTGCAACATAAACGCTTCGTATGTCGGTTTGAATTTTTAAAATATTATCAACTGTCCATTTACCATCAGACGCACGAAGAACATTGTTTCTTGGCTGAATGATTGCAACTTCATCATTAAACAGTAATCTAAACAAAAATTTAAATGATGCTTCACTACCTTTTGAGAGGTAAAGCGGCAACACATTTTTAATCAAAAACTCTTTATCAACTACAACATCTCTTGGCAATAATGAAGCATAAGTGTTGAAAAAGTTACTTTCAAATTCATTTAAAGAATCGTCAACATCAGAAACATTTCTTAAATTTTTTGCTTCTTGCGTTAAATCATTATTTTGAGTTCCTTGTTTTGTTTCCAAAAATTCATAATATGCTTCCAAGAAAGCAATGAACAAAGGATAGTCTTCCCGAACATATTCAGGAACTTGGCGATTAACAAGAATGGAAGTTTTTAAATCCGTCATTACACTTTAATGAGATTTGTAACAATCGAAATTGAATCTTCCTCATCGATTGTGATAATTGTATTTCGATTGGATTCTATGATGCCTTTTTCAGATTCAACTGTTAATCTAATCAACGAATCGAATGAAGAAACGGAAAGAATGTTGATATCACTAATTGAAAAGATACCATTATCATAGTCAATAGAACCAACATTGTCATCAACAATCTGTCTCTCTGCGTTGGTATCATAGTAAATTGTTCTTAATGTACCAATTTTGGCATCGATAATTGCAGAGGCTGAGGCACCATAACCACCGCCACCACTAATTGTTACAACCGCACGGGTATAATCAATACCCCGATTCAATATTTCTATACTTTGAATTGTGCCATTGACTATTCTAGCTTCTGCTTTGGCGCCAGTTCCATCACCAGTAATTGTAACTGTTGGTGCTGTTGTATATCCAGTTCCTGGATTTGTAACTTCAATTGACGATATGCCAGAAAACGATTGTGGCACTTCATCAAAAACAACCGTTCTTCGAATACCTGATGAATCTAAAACATCAAATTCTGTAGATAGAAGTTTATTTGTTATTGTTCCTCTATGCAAAGGCACATTGAAGTTTATGATGTAAGATTGCAATTGATTTAAAACAGGTTCAAATCTTTTCTGAACACGAATGGTTAAATCACTGCCAATAATTGCATTTAAATCTACAGCATCAATTGATGTTTCTAATTTAGAATCTACAATTTTTGAGGCAAATTTGTTTAAAAAAGTATCCCTGTAAGACAAGATTGCAGTTCTTATGTTTTGCTTTAATGTATCTTCACTGCTTGTTGTTTTTTTAGGATCATATTCTACTGTTGTGTCTAATAAAAGATATAGATATTCAGGATCTAAAATTTCAGTTTGAACAGCAACAATAGATTTTGGTTTGATAATTTCATCAATAATTTTTTGTTTTTCTGTTTCTGAAATAAAATAATATTCTTTTGGTTTTAAAGAAAGAAATACTTTTCCATAGACAGGAGGAATGTTATCTTCTCCGCCCCAAACAGACAACGAATCGATGTTTGGATAATTTTGTTGTATATAACTTTCGTAATCTTTTATTGTGACTAAACGATTCTGCGTTGAAAATTGAGCTGCAGCTGAATATTTAATTTCATCAACACTTTCCCGCAAAGCACCACCGCCAGCAACCGAATCGACTACGATTGTAAAGTTTGAAAGATTGTCTAAGCTAGTTCTGGCAACAAATCCATTTGCTTTATTGGCTGCAAGTCCAGTTGTAGTCAAATAGTTTACTGTGACAGTTGCTCCATCGACCAATGCTTTACCAACAACATCATTGCCAAAGTAGATTTGATACTCTCCCTTTTTACCTTCTTGTAAAAAGAAAACTCTAGAGGAAGCATCAACATCTAAAATGTCAGTAACTTGATTGTATACTTCAGAAGCAGTATTTCCAGTATTGTCAGTAACAGTAACAAATATAGTGGATGTTACGATGTTGGTATCTGGTAAAATGAAAATTGATTTTGGATTTGAATTTTTTGTATATGAAAAAACATAGGTAACAAAAAATCCTTCGTAGATATCTAAGTTCTCAAAAACAAATTGTGTGTTTGATTTTGTAACCGTTGTGCTTTCAATCGTTACGAAGTTATAAGAAACATCATCAATTAAATTAGATTCAAAAGCAAATCCTTTAGGAATTGTTAAAGTGCCTGTATTTGAAGAATTTGTTTCTACGGTAAGTGTAATTGTTGCTTTTGGAGCACTAAAAGACCTAGGAGTATAACCTAAAGTTTTGGCATGCGAAACAACAGAATCCCTGAGTATGGCAGTATCTAAAAATGCCTCATTGGCAACCATGTTTAGATAGTAGGCATTATAATGAGTGTTGTAGGCTAAAATGTCCAACAGAACTGAAAGACCGGAACCTTCAAAGTCATAGTCTTGAAATTCTGTTTGTTGTTGTAAGAAAGTCCTAAGATTGGTTTTGATTGTGTCAAAATCCAAATCTGTGACTTGTAATCTAGAAGTTGTCATTTATCGAATCCGTTCTAAGAAAAAAGTAATGCTAATTGGATCAGTTCGATTTATAACAAAAAATTCCAAATAAACACTAAAACCATTATTGTCAAAATCAGGTTGAACGACAATAGTTTTAACTTCTGCTCTAGGCTCATAATTGCCTATTACTCGGCGTATTTCGCTCTCCAGTGTAGATGCAGTAATTGTGTCTAAGTTTTCAAATAAAAGTCTACGAACATTTGAACCAATTTCCGGTCTAAAGGGTTTCTCATAGTAGTTTGTCAATACTAAGTTTTTGATTGAATTGACAACCGCTATCGTACCAATGTTTTTATTGATATCGTTTTTGACCGGATGAATAGTGAAGTTTAAATCTAAATCTTTAAACTCTCTGGTGATATCTGTGACTACTGTTGCCATTTTAGTTAGGGAAATATTGTGAGTTACTTGTTTCTGAATTTAATCTTGTTACTATCTTGTCTGTTCCAATGTAGTCGGTTATAAGGTTTTTATTTACCTCTCCCATATTATTAAACCTACTTACCGCACCATAGTCGTTTATAACAGACCTTACATTATTGTAAAAGGCAATGTCTGAGGATCTTCTTGTTCCAATTAAATTATTTGCAGTTTGAATATGTGAAATAATTGTGTTGATTGCTGATCCAGATAGTGTATAAATTCCCCCAACAAAAGAATTGTTAATTGTTTGAAAGTCGTTAGAAATTATCTGACTATTTGCCTGTAATTCCGTATCAATGAAGATACTTGACATACTTCCAATTGTTGGTGAACTATTTAGAACGCCGTCTGACTCATGGGTAATGAAAATTAAAATTCTTCCAAATCCGGTGGCAGAGTCAAAATACGGAAATTCATTCACCGCATCGCCGCCATTTGTCATGCTATTCACGCCAGATAAGTTATTGGTATGAGACACAAAAGAAGATAATTCAATGAGAAAGTTATTTGCAGTATTTGCTAAAGTTATAGCTTGAGCTGAATTGGTCCATGTGTTAGCAGGATCGTTGTTTGCTGCTGCAAAGATTAAAGATGTATTGACATTCAATGAAGAACATGAATTTGCAACTGGATTTTTATAGTAACCTCCAATATTACTATTTCCAATATCATCTATTTGCCAATCTTTCATCATTCTTGGCATAGAATTCAATTGTGCTTTTGCGTCAGCCGATATTTCTAATATGGCCGTATTTGAGGGGGTGAAGTTAAATCCTAATCTTCCATAAATGCTTGTCATAATATAGTTTCCTTATGCTGATATTTCTGGTGGTGTTCTAGGTCCTGTTATTCCTTTTGGGGCAGGATGCACATGCATGTTGTCTAAAAGAAAATTAATCACATCAAATTCCCAAATGTATCCTCCAATAATAGATGATGCCCAAAGCGAAGAAATGTATGGTGCAAATAATTTAACGCCAAAAGTTCCAGAACCAACTGCATAAATTGAACCAGGAACAGCAATAGGAATTCCAAGTGACAATCCACCAAGTAAAGAAACAAAGCCAGCAGAACCAGCAGTCACTCCACCTAATGTACCAGTTGCCAATCTTGACTCTGCGGTAATAACATCAGCGTGTATTGAACCTTTGACAACTAAATCAGATCCAAGAACTAAACTATCAGCTGCATTTAAAAATAATTGTCCCACAAACTTTTCATTTGCACTAATTCTTACATCGTCATCACCAGAGATATCAATGTCACCTTTTGCTCGCACATTATATCTACCACCAACTTGTAAATTATAATCTTTTTTAACTTGCAAATTGTAGTCACCCAAAACATTCATATTACAATCACCATTGATGGTGACATTAAGATTACCTTTAATTAAAACATTTTTATTTTTAATAACAATTTCATAGTCATCACCAAAAACTTTGTGAACATGGTCACCATTTGGATGCATTTCAAAGAATGTCAATGACTTACCATGTTGCATTCGAATTCGTTCACGGGTTGGTGTATCATCCATTTCCAAAGCGTGACCACTTTCTGTCTGAGTTACATTGTTATATGGATAAAGTGGTTGTTTTGTTGTGTTTGCTGGAGATTCTGGCTCTGTAAAACCATTGTCAACACCTAGAGGCGATGGCCCTGGCCAAGCATTTAAATCAAATGCATCTGGATTTGATTCTAGTTCTGTTGCAGGAATACCACCATTTGGTGCCCTTGCTGCAATATATGGATCATCTAAGTCAGGTGCTCCACCTTCAGCTGAATAGAAAGCTTGGTCTTCTGGAGACAAACTTTCAAACTTTGCTCTATCTACTGGATCTACATAAGGATTTTCAATTGCCATTTTATACTCACACGGTTTTAAAACTATTTTGTTCAATTGTTGTATTTACATTGTTTGCTGCAGGCATTCCTTCTATTTGTTGCAAATTTGTTCCGGCACTTGTGATTTGTGCTGGTGTTGGATTTGGATTATTTGATTCATAAGTTCTAATGGTATTATTTGCAGCATCTAATTCTTCTTGTGATACAGGAATTAAAAGACCAACAGTTAAAGAAGCCGGTATTGCTGCACCTAAAGCAAGAGTTGTTCCTGCTTCTCTGAGTGTTGCTGCTGTTTCTTCAATAACTTCTCTAGAGGCAGAAATTAACTCTGAAAATTGACCCGAACCTTCGCCATCTAATGGTCCTAGTTCTACTAAAAAATCAGTAAAAATGTTAGCAAGAAGTTTTAAAAATCTTAACAAACAATCACGAACTAATTGAGCAAGACGAGCTGGTAATCCTAAAATCCATTGTATGATTGCTCGAATTTTTGTAATATATGCCAAAACATATCTTAGAAAATCATTAACATCTCTTAAAAATTTTTGTATTTCTCTAAGGTCTCTTGCAAAAGCTTTAAGTTCATTAATGATTTCAGTTAAAATACCTGAACGATCCGACAGACCTAAAAGTCTAATTATAGACCTTATGCCTTCACGAATCTTTTGAGCAACTGCTTTTAAAAATTTCTTTAAGTAAATATTTTTTTGCATTTCCAAAACAAAATCACAAACATGCTCACGATTTTGATTCGTAATCATAATGTTTGTATTTCGTATATCACCTAAAGCAATTTGAGGAACATTTGAAGGACCTCCAACAACTGGAGCATTTCCTGCTGACACAACTTTTGGCGGTTGTACCTCTAAAACGCAACCATTTGCATCTTTTACTGTATTTGCTGGATTAGGAATAGGAAAGTTAGGATTTGGTCCTACTACTCCATAAAATTTATCATACTGTATTGACATTTATGCGCCTACCTGAAAAGGACTGTATTTAAAAGGAGCTGGTTCTTCTTCATCAGTTTCATATGGTTGATTTGTTTTTGCTG